ATGTTTGCAACTTTTGTAACATCTGAATCTATTGCCGCAACTTTATCAATGTTTGTTTTGTTAGAATTAACAGCATTGATATTTGTTTTGTTGTTATCAACTGCAACAATATTGTCTTTAATGTTTGCAACTGCTGAAACATTTGCGTTTATTCCTGCAACAGTATTAATGTTTGTTTCATTATCAACGACTGCATCAATGTTTGCTTTGTTACCTGAAACATCAACAACTTCATCAGATATGTTTGAAACAATTACAACATCACTTTGAATGTCAGCAACTTTTGAAACGTCTTCATCAATATCTGCAACTGCATTAACATCAAGAATGTTATCTGCAACAGTGTCAATGTTATCAATGCTTTCATGAAGTCTTTCTGCAATTGATTCAAGTTCATCAACGTCAATTGTGGAGTTTACAAGACCTGTTTCTGATTCGTTCCATTTTAACGTTTTACCTGCATCAGGTAACGGTAAAATCAGATCAAGAATTGCTGAACCGTTAGGAACTTTAATTGCACGTTTCAAAGTGTATTCAACTTCTTGAATATTACAAGAAACACGGTCAAAAGAATTTTCTATTTCAGAACCTTGAAACCCTGTTGATGTTGAATAACGTTTGCTTTGATAGTCAGAAACATCACGTGAAATGATTACATAATAATCTGAAGACGGTGCCGTGTTGAAAGTAACATACCCACCAATATCACTGAATGTTACTGAATAATCTGTACCAAATGTTTTGGTTGTTTGTTCGCCTGTTTCATAGTTTTCAAACTGAACGATAATATCATTAACACTTAAAATTTTCCAATCAAAAGAAAATTCTGTTGTACTTCCATTACCCCTGTATTTATTAGGGCTGTAATCTACTTCATTTGCCATGTTTCACTCCTTTATTTCTTTTTCTTTTTGTCTTCATTTCCTGTAATATGTTTTGAACGTTTTTCTGTATAACCTAAAACTTTCATTGCACCAAGACCGACATCACCTGTTGCAATATCACCGACACCTGAACCCATATTTTCAAATGCTTTAGAGTTATAACCAAGACCAACGTGTAAACCGAGATAACCAATTGCTTCAAGATAATCTGCAAGACTTACATCATCTTTTGAGATTCTATTAATTTCTTGCTGAATATCCCCAAGTAACGGTGTTGTTTGTGGCAAGTATTTTTCTTTATAAACCATTCTGTTCAATGCGTATTTGTAAATATCCCCAATAATAGGCAACGCGTCAGAACCGAAGTTGAATATGCTTATTGTTGCATCTTTTGCAAGGTCATCATCATCACCTGTGAACAGATAGGTTAAAAGACTTCCTGACGTTGCAACTGCATAGAAGAACGGTTGTAAATATCCGTATTGGAAAAGCATTTTTGCACATTGCATTTTTGACATATCACCGTTTGCAACTGAAACAATTGCATCACCACACATTCTGATATATTGTTGTGGTGAGTTCTTGAACGCAATGAACAGTTTACCCATAGGGTTACGTGTCATATTTACCTGAAAGTTTGATAAAGAAGAAATTGCACTTGACTGTTGTGAACGGTTTGTTGAAAGAATAAACTGCTTTATTGCTTCCTGTTCTGTCATTCCTTTTTCTTTTATCAGATAATCAATGTATGGTTTACCACCGAAAATTATTGCACCAATATCACCGATTTTTACAAACATTGTGCAAGCATCTTTCAGTTTTTTAGACATTGCAAATGCACTGTTTTCAATTTGTGCTTTTAAAAACTCATTTGAAAAGTTACCTTCAAAACGTGCTTTTAAATATGGTATGCTCATCATATAATCAATTGTTTCTTTTGGGCTCACTAATGCTTTCAAGAACCCTGCTTGCCAAGTCATATATGGCATATCAACAGCATAGTTGTTTGCAGATAACAACTGTTTTAACCCTACAATAGGTTTAACAGCTACGTTTGCTTGTATCCAATTACCAACCATATTGTCAATAATTTTGTTCATTCCGTTGAATACAGGTGCTTCTTTTTTATATGTAACATTCATCAATGCTTGTTCTAAAGTCCTGTACGCATCTTCACCAAATTTATTTATGATTACACGTTTCAGGTCAAGGTCTTTGAATCTGATGTTTGCTTTGTCTAAACTGTCAGACATAAACACAAATTTTGAAACACCGTCTATGTGGTTGTATAGAGTTGCAACAGGGTTGTGAAAGTCCATTGCTTGTGTTTCGCTTTGCGCACGTGCTTTTGTAAAACTGTTATTCATAGACTTTGATGAATAATCATTGTATAAATCAACTTCAGAACCACGTTCAGGAGTTGAAGGGAAGTAACATGAAACGCGTGGTAAATCTAAACCATACTTGTTTATGAATGCTTTGTTTACAAGTGGATAGAATGACTGTGCAAGATTCATCATTGCTTCTGCAAATTTAACATCTTCAAGTGATAGTTCATCAAACATTGCGTTCAATGTATCTTCACCGAATTGATTCATAAGACGTTTTTCAAGAACTTCGTTTTTAGACCAAATGTATGCTTGAATAATATCCATTTTGGTCAAAGTTCTTTCAACGTTACGTGTTTTTAACAGTTCGCCTTTTTCATCATATTTACGTCTGATTTCTGTATATTTGTGTTTTTCACCCAAATATTCAAGAATCTTTTTATCCCAACACCATTCAGGCAAGCCGTAAATCTTTGCAACTTCTTTTTCAAACTTTTGTTTTTGTTGATGTTGCCATGCTTGTGCTTGCGTTTCAGCATAAAGAATTTCTGAACCGTATCTTTCTTTGATGTCTTTGTTGAATATTGCGTTTAGTGTTGATTCAAGATTTGCAACTTTATCAATGTAGTTTTTGATTAAACTACCTGCTTCTTTTTTACCTTGAACAATATTTATCAATTCTTCAACGTCTTTTGTTTCGTCTAATTTTTCCATTAAGTCAAGTTCAGATTTTGCGCTTTTACCTGCCAATTTGATTTTGAGAATAGAATCATAGAGTTCTTTCATAAGTTCTGTGTCAGCAAATGTTCTTCCACCTGCTTTGTATGACAAGAATTTATTTATCAATTTATCTTTGAAAGAAAGACCGTTGTCTTCAGCAGTTGAAAATTTACCCAATTCAAGACGTAATTCATTTGCTTTTTCAGGTGATAACCTGTCAAGGTCACGAAGTTCTTCAAACAGTTTGTTTGTTTTGTAATCGTATTTACCAACACTTCTGCCGTTCTTTTTAACGTTCTTTGTACCCTGAAGTTCTTTATGTATTTCTCTTTCAAGATTTCTACGTAAATTTATATCTTCCATTGTTTTTGCAATATCCATGATGTTATCAATAGAAGACATCAAGAATGATGTTGAAGGTACGTCAAGAATGTTTGCAGTCAGTTTTGCTTTGTCATCAGGTTGTAAGAAGTCTAAACTTCTCATGATTTCTTTTACTGTTTCCTGATATTTTTCATTGTTGTTGATGCCAAACTGATTATCAAGTTCAAGTGCTTTAGATAGAATCTGACGTTTTGCTTTATCAAATTTATCAACGTTTTCTTCACGGTCAATTACACCTGAATCATAAATAAATCTGTCTTCATAGTCTTGTTTTATTTCAGACGGTAATTTTTCAAGCCATTCATATATTGCAGACAGTGCAACGTTTCTGTTTCCGTTTTTGTACTCTCTGATTAAAATCTTATATTCTCTGTCTGCATCATCAACAGCTTTTTCAAAAAATTCCATACGTTTATCAAGTTCATTCATCATATCGTTTTGTTTAAGATATGACTGATGAACAATAACATTGTATGCTTGCATTGCAAGTGCAGAATCGTCACTGTCGTTTGTTATGGTGTCTTTAAAATAATCTTTCCATTCAGGAAGGAAACCGTCACCTGCTGAAAATGGGTCATCAAGTTCTGCAAGAAATTGTTCTAATTTCTCACCTTGCTTCATAACACCTTTGTTGCGTTTAGTTACGGTGTGGTTGTTACCTAACAGCATGTATAACTGTCTTTTATCTTTCAGTACAGGTTTATGGTCTATTTTAGAATTAGAAAGTGCATACCAAAGAACATCATATGCAGTGTCTTTGTATTTTTTCTGTTCAGGTGTAAGTTTTAAATTGCTTTCATCAATTTTAGCTTCTTCATCTTTTCTGATTTTTTTCATTTGAGTTGCAGAAACTTCTTTGACTTTTTTCAGCAATTCGTTTGCTTGCTTTTGTTCCTGATAAAATTCATCATCACCAAACATTTTATCAAACAGTTCTTGAACTTCTTCAGATATATCAGCACCTTTATTCTGTAAAGATGTGATGTCATGATAAACGGCTTTAAGCCATTCTTTAAAGTTTTCAAAAACTTTTCTTAATGTGCTGTTAGGTGCTTTGCCTTTATACAGGTATGCTTCAAAACTTCTTGCGAATCTTTCAAGCTGTTGCACTGTTGGTTCACCAACAATATTGAACTGTTTGTTTACTGCTTCAAGCTGTGTTTTTGCTTCTTCGCTTGCATTAGAAAGTTCAACTAAACCGTTATAGAACAAGTGACCAAGTTCGTGCAGTGCTGTTGAAGCATTGCTGTTAGACATAATTGTGATTATGTTTTTATCTGTACCTTCAGTGAAATAACCGTAATATTCAGCTTCTTTTTGCTCTTTCTTTTCTTTGTGTAGTTTAACATAATCTTCATATGTTCTTTGTGATTTACTGTCTGTTTCAATATAGTCTTCAGGTATTTCTTGATTATTCATGATGTAGTAAGCATTCAGCATTACATCTTGACGTCTTTCTTCATTGCTGAACTTTTCAGGGTTTTCAGCAATTTCAAAAGCATCTTCAAGAACGTGAACCTTCGCCCATAATTTTTTTTCTTCTTCTTTAGAAAGTTTATATTTTTCATCACCAAGTTGTTCATAGAACCCTGTCAGCTTATCAAGAACTTCAGGGTACGTGAACCCTGCAATTAGCTTTTCATCTTCTTCAGAATCATTTGCATCTTGAAAATATGTCTTTATTTCAGGTAATTTTTGTGCAAAAAATTCAGTCCCGTCATCAAAAATAACTAATTGTTCATTTGGGTTTACATCAAAACCAAAAGCATTTTCTTCATAAGGACTGAATATTTTTCTTTCTTCTTCTGATAAATTACTGCGTGCTTCTGTATTTCTTGCTTCAACTTCACCTGCTACTTGATGATATAATTCTACTAAACCATACTGCGTTTCACCTTTTTCTTCATATTTTTTTAAAGCTGATTCTATTTTATTTCTATTATTATTATCAACTTTATCAAATATTCGCCATGCTTTACTATCTAAACTCTTTGCGATTTTATCAAGTTCAGATTTATCTTTTTGCAAATATGAATTATATCTGTCAATTTTCATTTCACGTGGATAAGTTTTTGTTACTTCATTATTATACTTATTTAAAGTTTCAGACAAAAACTCATCACAACATTCATTGATAAATTGTTTTCTTGCTTTCTTGCTTGTTTTGCGTGGTGCAAACCAACCTTTACCATTTTGCATATACCAATATGTTTTTGTTATATTTTCAGGGTTTTTATACAAGCTATGTACTAAACGCGCTTTGTTTACAATTTCAAGTTCATCAATTAATTCTTCAAATTTAGTGTTTTCAGGACTTTCAATTATTTTTTCCAATGTTTTTCTTAATTCTCTTTCTACCGAATTTGAACTTGAACCTTTTGCAAAACCTTCAATATCCTGAATATAGTGTTGAACTTCATGCATTAATGTTTTTCGTGCTTCTTCTATTGAAAGTTTATTGCTTAAGGATATTTCATTTTCAATATCAGAATATCTGCCTATGACACTATTTCCAAAATCAACAAAGTCTACTTTTACATTTTTTATGCTTGGATAAGCAGTATAAAGTTTTTCATGGTCTAATAAATCACTTAATTTAATATCCCATAAACCTTTTACTTTGTTGTTTATATCATCTTTCAAGTCTTGAAGTTGTTGTCTGTGTTTAAGAAGTTCTTCTTCAACTTTAGTATATTCTTTTTGAAGTTTAGCAATTTCTTTACTTGCTTCTGCAACTTCCTTGCCTTGAACTTTTTTATCTACAATATCATACAGTTCGCTTAATCTATCATTTAATGAATTTATTTTTTTTCTTGCTTCAGAAATATTTTCATTTGTTTTAATATGTTTTTTGTCATATTCAGCCATATTTTTTTCTTTTTCTATGGCTCTTTTAAATAAGTTCTCGTTAATTTTAGCATCTTTATCAGATATTTCATATCTGAATTTACCGTCTACACCTTTAAACCAACCTGTTTCTTTTCTGACAGTTTCAGCATCTTCACCATTTTTTAATCTTTTCTTTGCTTCAGATAACTTAAATCTATCTGTATTTTCTGCTTTTTCACCCACGAATTGATGCAAAACATTACTATCTTTTGCAGGTACATTATACCTGACGTCAAATTTATTGAACCAATTATTGAACTTTTCTTTTGCCTTTTCACTTCCTGAAGCATACTTTTTATAGAACTGACCAAACAGTTTAGATAAACCAAATGCTTGTTCATTTTCTACTTTTCCACCTTGTGTGAACTTTTCAAAAGTCTTTTCTTCAATTTCAGCGCGTTTCAATTCTTTTTCAAATTCTTTTGCATCATATTCTTTTTTAGAATCAAACTGTACGTTTGTTTCTTTCAAGAACTGAACTTTGTCATCACGTGTTGAAAAGTTTATTGCATCATCAATTTCTTCTTCAGATTTTCCACGTTTGTTTAATTCTTCCTTAACTTTTTTATCAAGGTAAGAATCATAACCTGCCATTCTGAATATACCTGCATCAAGAAGAAAACCGTCTTTTGTGTATTTTGGTGATACCTTTTTTAACCCTGCATTTACTGCGTTCATTCCCATACCTGTAACAGCAAATGACAATGCTTCTTGACCTAACTGTTCAGGTGAAGGAAACAGCGCATCAAGAAGTTGTTCAAATGAATAACCGTCTTCACCGTCAAGATTAAAGGCGAACTGAAGCAAGTCACCAACTCTTTCTTCACCCATTTCTTCAAGTACACCGTTCCACCCCAAGTTATCAACTGCACGCGCAAACGGCATTTTTGTTGTTTGTTCTGCAAGTTTTACAAAACTATCTGCAAAACCTTTAGGAAACAATTTTGCAATAGGTGCTGTAATAACTTTGCTTAATTGACCGATTCCGTTCAATGTAGGACGTACTAACATTGCACCACTCAATTCAGAAGCAGTTTCAATGTTTGTAAGTGCTAATGCTTTCATAAAAGCAATTGCAGGTTTTTCTTCACTTTCTTTCAGAATTGCTTGACCTTCAGGTGAAACGGCAACTGTATCTGACAACAAAATGTCACCCATTCTTGCACGCACCTGTTGTGGTAATCTTGTTGCAGTAAACGCGTATGTGCGTGGGTTCAATGTTGCGTTATAAACAGTTTTCTTAACACCTTCAGCAATTTGTTGTTTGATACCCTTTTTCAATGCTTCTGTGCTTAACTTTGAAGCTGTTGCACCGACTGAAGCTGTACCACCTGAAGTTAATAAACCAATACCAAATTCAGCCATGAACGGTATTGTTTCAAGTCCTATGTTCATTGCACCACCACCGAAGGTATAACCACGTGTTTGTACTTCAGCAAGGTCAAGAACGAAGTCTTGAAATTTCTGACGTTCTTCAGGTGTAATAACCTGACCTGTTTGCATCTTTTCTGATATTCGTTTTAGGTCAAATGACTTTGTTCCTTCTTTCCAACTTCCCATATATGGTACAAGTTCATTTTTGTTTTTCTTGTGCCATACTTCAATTGCAGTCATAGAACCTTGATTTTTCCATTCGTTTATTTTGTCAGGTGATACGATATTTGACACCCACTGTTTCTCATCTTCAATGAGTTTCTGACGTTTTTCACGTCTTTCATTGATAATATCGTCATAACCTAAATTAGAAAAAATATCAGGTTGATTCAAATTATATTTTTTATCAAATTGTTCTTGTGTTACTTGTTCTTCTTGAAACAATGCCATTTGTTATTTCCTTTTATTGTCTTGTCTTGCTTTTGCCTGTTCTGCTTGTTGCAGTGCATAATAATAGTCAGGTATTGAATTTTGTTGTGCCTGTTCAGGTGAATAATACCCTCTTAAAGAAGCAGGTGAAAATCTGCTTTTATCCGTTACAAGTCCTCTGTTCCTTGCATCTTTCATGAACTGTTCAGGAGTAACACCAAGTGCTTTTACTCTCTGATAAAATTCATTGATGTTTTTCGGTGCAGGTCTTGAAATAGACATTTCGGTATTTCTTAAATCTAACGTACCACCTGCTTTGATTCTGTTTTTCTTTGCTTGATTATTTATTTCAGTAATCATTTTATTGTTTGCAAAGTCCTGAAGGTCAAGTTTAGATGTTCCGTCAGGGTTTTCAAATTGCCTTTTATAAACTGCTTCTGCAACAACTCTGTTAATAAGTCCTGCTTCTTCTTTTCTGAAGTAAGTAAACGGTTGTGTGTAAACAGTTGGATATTCTTTTGCAAAGAAATATTCAGGTTTATCAGTCCACCTTTTCGCACGCAATAATGCGTTATTTGAAGCCGTTTTGTATATTTCCTGCTGTTGTCTTGAAGACAATGATTCAATATCATATATGCTGTTTAGATTCGGTGTTTTTGCAACAATTTTATTAAGTTCATCAAGATAATAATTTTGTGCAAATAATTTCTGCCTGTTCACTTCTTCTATATCAGCTTTCTTTTTTAAACCTTCAGTGCTGAATGCTTTAGAAATTCTGTCATAACCTAACTTCTGTCTTTTCCAATTCGCTTCATCAAGCTGATTCAAATTAGATTCAAGATAGTCTGTAACAGGTGTGATATAGCTGTTTGTAAGTCTGTCACGTTCTGCTTTTGTTATTGCACCTGCTGAACAAGCCGCATCAATATTGCCTTGCATACGTGCAACGTTTTGCATATATCCAATTAAACCTTGTTGTGCTTGCTGTTGTTTATTTCCTTTTTTGATTTCTTTTACATTCAGATTTCCTGAATTATCTGTTGAAAAACTGATTAAATTGTGCAGGTCTTGTTCAAGCTGTTCTGAACATAATTGTTTATCAAGTGGTGTCATTTTTGCAGTTCCGACACGTGAACCACGTGTACCACCTTCAGGGTCTTTTACGATTTTCTTTTTATCCCTGTCATAATAGTAATCTGTTTTTGAAGAAAGTCCGTAAATTCCAAGTACAAGGTCTTTACTTCCTTCAGGTAAATTTTTATTGTTTTCAATAAACTTCATGACTTTGTTTAAGTCTGCTTTACCGTCAAGAATCAGTTCAGCATCTTCAGAGTTCATACTGCGTAAAGTATTACCAAGTTCTTCAACTGCTGTTTTTGTGCTTTGATTTTTTAGTGAACTTTCAACGTATTTATCAAGTTTTTCTAATGTTTCAGCTCTGCCAATATCATTACGTACACCTTCATCTTTCAGCAGTCTTTGTGCTTCAAGAGGGTTATTTAATGCAAGTGCTGATATATATGTTGCCATAAAATCGTGATTTGCATCTTTTAGAAAATTATCAACAACGACTTCACCTAAACCTGCAACTGCACCGTTACGAAGTCCTTCAATTCCGTTAGCATAAATCAGGCGCATTTCATCAATACTTGCACCGTTCATGCCTAACATAGAAATCTGATTTGATAAGTTTTCATAGCCGTTTTTCAGATTAGTTGATATATTGCTTTGTTGTTGTTTTTCAACCCACTGTGCATTATAAACTTTGTATCTGTCATAAACATTTGTTTTAATGTCTGACCATTGTTTTTGACAAACAGGGTTTATTTTATACTGATTAGCAAGTGATTCAAATGCTTGTTGCAGTTCAACTTCTCTTTGTGGGTTCGTTGGGTCTGCTTGATACTTTGTATTTATCTTATTATTTTCAGCAAGAAATCTTGTTGATAAATCAATTTGGTTGCTTGCCATAGTTGATTCATTTGCTTTTTGAGTAATTGAAACACCTGTTTGCAGACCTTGATTAAGCAGTCCTGCCATTTGACCTAAATTATCAAGTTCTGCGCTTCCCTGTGTTAAATACTGTCTGTCATCACCTCGTTGTATATGTGCCATTTTTCACCTCTATGAAATTCTTATATTGTTGTTAGACGGTAAACCACTGCCTGACGAAACAGAACCGAACCCCCCTTTGTTCCAACCACGTGCAGAGTTATACCAATTTGAAACTGCTGTGCCAAGTTTAGAACCTGATACTTTAGAACCTAAAGTTGATAATGCGCTTGATGAAGAACTTCCACCAAGTAAAGAACTAATACCTTTACCACCACCCATGAAATACCCAAGTGCCGCATTTCCGATTCCTTCAACAATAGAACTGTAAAATGCTGTTTTACCTTGTCGCATAAGGTTGTTAATTTTTGCATTCGCATCTTTTGACATATCGTTAATATCTTTGTTCATTGTGTCAAAAGTTTCATCTAAAACAGCAAGTGGTGAACCTGAATCAAAGTAAACACCACTCTTTAAGAATGATGTTTTTTGCTGTTGCATAAGTTTCTTTGCTTGTCTTGCACGTTCACCTGCTTGTGCTTGTAATTGTTGCGCAACTGCTTCTGCTTCTGATTTCGCATTTTTTGCGTTAGATATTCCTTGAACAATTCCTGAACCAAGTGCCGCAACTGCCATGATTATCGGTATAAGTGGTAATGCCATTTTATATATCCTTTCTACGTTCTTGAAACGTGTTTATAGTGTGGAATTATAGCCGTAATATGAAGTGGTAACGGACTATCTTGCACAACAAAATAATGTTTTTCACGGTCATAATCGTCTTCATATTGTATTTCTTTGTAATCGTCCATAGGCAATGGTGGTACGTCATAAAGACCTTCAGGGTTAAAGTCTTGAACTTCTGCAAGGTCATACAAATTGCTTCCGACTTTTCCACCTGCTGAAAAACTCATTTGCAAACCTATTTTGTAAATATTTTTCATATTGCTGTAAGTTTGCGTTCCCTGAAGCTGTACCCCAAGATTAGGACTTTTCAAAATGCCTTTGTATTTCAAACCGACAATTGCCGTACCTACTTTGTTTGTGTTTGCGCTTGAAATATCAATTTCACCGTCTTCAACAACAAAGTCACCTATATAACCACCGTTACCAACAACGGCAACTGTTTCACCTTCCAAGTGTTCAAGACCTTTCAGAACTGTTGCAGAAAGATACCATTTAGAAGTTGATAGACTTGTTGGTTCAAGCAGAACTTTAACTTTCACACTTGTAGTGCTGATAAATTCTACAATATCCATAATGCCGTATTCACGACCTGTAACGGTTTTGTACCAAATTCTTTTACCAACATCAGTAAGTGAAAAATCTTCATCTGTGCTTGTAAGTATGTTTGTTTCTGCATCTAAAAGAATTGTGCTTGTGTGCAAACCTGAATATTTTATAGAGCAGTCAAGATAATTACATTCACGCAATTCTTCTGCTACTTCTCTATAAAACGCATATTTATCTTCTTTTTTAAGTTCAAGAACGTCTGAGGCAGTTGCATTATTAGGTATGTTTGAAACAAAATCTTCAAACCTTGAAAACTCAACTGTTTCTGTCAGTCTTTCAAGATAGTATCTTGTAATTCCATTAATTGTACGTTTGATATTTGCGAATAAATCAAAATTACCGTCAGGACGTGTAACTGTGCAAATGTCAATAAATTCACCGTCTGTTATAAATTCAGACCAACTGTTTACAACTTCATCATTAGAAAAACAAATTGAAAGAAGTCTTGTACCACATAAAGCGAATATCAAACCGAATCTGTCAAATTTGTTTGCAAGTTTTTTAATACCACCTTTAGTGATTTCATAATTTCCTTTAGAAAGATTTGTTGCTTTGAATTGTTCAAGTAAAACATCATATTCAAACATATATAACATTCTTTGATTACTTGAAACAAAAAATACAAAGTTGTCTTTGTGAACAGGTCTAACAGCAGAAACACCGTCACGGCAAGAAAGTTTTGCAGTGATGTCTTCAGGTGTAATTGCTTTGGTTGTGTCACCACCGTTTACCGTCAGAATACCTTCAGCAGTTCCGACAAGCAAACTGTTTACACCTGATACAAGCCATAATGCTTTTGAATTAGCTTCTGCAAGGTCAAACTGATAGCCGTCATTAGTTCCTGTTCCAACTGTAATATCGTTATAGTTTGCACCTTTAGAACCGTATAGATATGTAGGATATTTTGTTGAACTGCAACGATTTAATCTGTTTTCATAGAATGCACACGTGCAAGGATAACCGTGATTTTCTGTTGCAGAATTGCTTGATAAACTTGCTGTGCCTGTGTTTGTATAAGTTGTTTTTGTTAATGAAAATGCGTTGCTTGCAGTTCTTTTCAACTGATATTCAGGATAAGAACCGTCATTGTGGTTAATATATAAAACATCACAGTTCTGTGTCATATTCAAATTAAACACTTCTGTACCGTAAGGGTGTACGAGTGTTAGAGGGTCATTGTTATTGTCAAGAACCTGAACAAGTTCACCGTTTGCATTGTATGACCAAAATTCAATATATTGCACTCTGAATACTAATAGATATGCTTGTTCTTGACTGAATCTAAATTCATATAAAGCTGAAAGACCAATTTCATTAAGAAATTCAAAACCTGTTCTATAATAACAGTCACCTTTTACTGTATGAAAAAAGTTGCGTGATATTTCATGACCGTTCTGAAACAAAGGTAAATCAAAACGACCTTTAATATCACGGTCAATTTGTCCTGAAGAAAAATTATTTTTAGGTATTGAAGTTCTCATTTATATATTCCTCTCTGATTACTTTGCAGGATAATTATAGTTAGCTATTTCTGAATAATACTTTGACTGTCTGTATTTAGGTGTGTTGATAACAACTATTTTGTTATCACGTCCATATTTTGTAGAGGTTTCAACATATTTTTGTTGTGCAAATTGTTTTAACATATTTGTTTTTTGTTCGTCTTCTGTTAGTGGTAAACATATTTTTTCTGCAAGTTTAAGTGCAAGACAGTCACAAAATTCTGCATCAAATTTTGTAACGTCTTTAATATCTGCAATATATCTGATTTTAATAAGTTCACCTTCGTGATTCTGTTCAACGTGCAGATAATTACCTTCTATCTGATAATATCTGTCGTGTGTCGGACTATCCAAATTCAAGACCTGAAGACAGTCAGAAGGTAGTGCGTATGCTTTGTTATATCCGTAAACAGGTGTGTGGTTTACAACTTCTGCAAGAACTGCACGTTTTATTGAAAAACTTGCGTTCATGTTTAACAGCAAAGATTTTCTTACGTTGTCATACCACATTAAACACTTTCTGCTTTGCTTTGTGTCTTCGTCCATTGATGTAATGTTTTTAACATTACAGTAATCAAGTGCCATATTGCATATATCAAGAACTGATGTAATCATTGTTTATATCCTCATAAGCGAAAAAAGACAGACCTGTACGTTAATACAGGACTGTCTTTTTTATTTACTACATAGTAGAAGTCAAGATAATAACTTTAGAACCTTGAAGTCTAACTGCTTTAACCCACATATCAATTGTTACTTCCCAAGAGTTTACGTGAGTTGCTGAACGTTCACAGTCAAGTCTTCCGATTTCAACTGCGAATGCAATAGATTTCGGAGCCATTAAGACGTTAGAACGAACGTTTGCTGTTGATTCAGGAAGAATCGGTAAATCAACGGCAGAACCACCTTGAACATTACCTGCAAAGGTTACAACATTGAAACCTGATGCGTTAGTAATTGTTCCTCTATCAACTACGTGCTGATTAGAATACAATGCGTTCATGTATTTGTCATCATTACGTAATGCTTCTTCTTCAGAAGCAGATATTGCAAGAGTGATTCCTTCAGTGTCAATATAGTTATTTTTGAACTGCGTAATAGCAGGTGAAATAACTGTTGCGTAATTGAAGTTTGAAGTTCCTGCAATTGTAACAACACCGTCTTGTGCCGCTGTTAAAGTTGAACCTGAAGAATCAGGTGCGCCAACTGTAACAGAACCAACAGCCGCATCAATGATACATTTGTCAGTTAATCTGTTTTTAGCTTCTTTCAAGTTTTGGAACAAGTCAGAAGTTGGGTCAGTGATTAACTTAACTGCTCTGTCATAAGAATCAACAAGGTATGTACCTGTGAATCTTTTTGCAACAGATTTTCTGTTGTCATTTCTAATAGTCAAGTATTGTTTAGAAGGGTTTCTGCCTGATGCAGTAACATCAACAAGGTCGTTGCCTTCAATACGTGAAATGTTAGAAATACCTTTGATGTCCATGTGCTTAATAGCAGGGCAATTCAAAAGTTTTGTGTCCTTGTTAGCCGCTAATCTTTCAAAGTTTTTTTCAAAAAGCAGTAAGGACGCATGGTCTAAATTTGGGTTTGCAATAACTGTCATTTTTCTGTTCCTTTCGTTTGTGATTACAAACCGAAACAGAAGCAATTCTGAAGGTTCGTAATCTGTGTACTACTGCTTACTTCTTCAGAAATTGCCTGACTTATGTCAGATTCTCTTTGAAAGTAATTTGTTGAATCGTGAGTGCTTTCGCTTGTTCACATTCAACTATGTGTTTTGCAAGTCATCTAATGAAGGAAAACCGTCACCTTCACCTTGTCCGTCATCTTGCTGACCGTCACCTTGACCGTCATCAAAGTTACCTGTCATTGCAAGAATGCCGTTTGCAACTGACTGACCTGCGTTCTTGATAAAGTCTGCAAGTGATTTCTTTTTAATAACCTGCTTTTTACCAAGATAATTATCAACAACTTCAACAACAAGTTTTTCTTCGCCTAAATCAAGTCTTAAAGTTCCGTCAGGTTGTTGTTTGAAGAAAGACAATTTTGCTTGTTCTTCAGGTGTCTTCATAGGAATTTTAAGAACTTTTTTCATGTAAGCTATCATAGCTTTTTCACGAAGTTCTGTTATTGACATTGTGTTTGGTAAAGGTATTTCAAAAATGTCGTACATACAAGCAAGTTCTTGTATTTCCATTTCGTCCATTTCTGTAATCTCTTTCCCTGCAAGTGGAAATTCGTCACTGACTTTTTGCACGTCTGTAATAAGCCAACTGCGAACCCCTGAAAATAATGGTTTATTTTTTTGTTTCCTAATAAGTACAGGTATAAATCTGCGCAAAATATGTGAACCTGCACCTTCAGGATAAAACCTTGATAGTTTTATTTCAAAATTAAAACTTGTGTAATCTTTTCCTGAACCCTTATCGGTTTCATAGATTCCTTCAACTTTGTAATTAAATACTGCCATTTTTCGTTTCCTTTCGTTTTAAATATCTATTTTTTTACTTAAACAAATTCTGCATTCGTTTAACGATTTCTTCACGTTCACCGACTTTTTGATTTGGTGTATTATCAAGTTCAATAAGTCTGTTATACAGTCTGTCATATTCTGCATTTCTATCTGCATCAGACATTCTGATTTTTGCAGGGTTAGAAGAATTTGCAGAACCTTCAGTGTAACCGTATTTATCAACAAGACCTTTTGCTACACGGTAGAACATTTCAATTGTGTAGTTTGGTGCAGTCTTCTGAAGAAATTCTTGGTCTTCTTGTGGTAAAAATTCTTTAAGAAGTCCTTCAACTGTTTTTCTTTGTTGCTGATTATTGTTGAACATTGTGTTGATGTTATTGTTTAATTCATCAGCATTTGTGTATTTTTGAAATTCTTCAATTTCAAATTGTGTATATGATTTCAAAAGACCTTGACCTTGTTCTTTAGAAAGTCCTAATTCTTTGAACTTGTCACCGAAAAAGTTCAGTGCTTCGTCAGGGTATGTATATTCTTGTTCACCATTTTCATTTTTCAGTATATCGTTGAACGCATAACCTTCTGCATTTTCAGGAATTTCAACTTGATTACCAATTTGTTTTGTTAATGCTTCTTTAATTTCTTCATAGTTGTCTAAACTTTTCAGGTCAGTTGTTTTAATATAGTCTTCAACCTTTTTGCCAATTAAGGTTTGTGAATTATCATAGCTTCTGAAAAGTTCTGATTTTAATTCATCACCTGATTTACCGTCAAAAAATTTAGTCCAACCTTTGTCTTTGTATTCTTCAGGAATAGTGAAGTCAGAAACATTTGTTTGTGAATCGTTACCTGAACTTTGTGAACCATTGTCAGAACCTTCAGAACCACCTTCAAAGGTTTGACCGTCATTTTCAAAATTGTCTTCCATGTTTTCGTTTTCTCCTATTTTTGTAATTCGTTATCATCAAATATTTCTATTTGTGCAAGTATGTCTTTTGGTATAATGTTTCTGATTATCGTCCAAATATCACGTCTTCCTTTTTTATAAATAAGTATTTCGTTATTTATATTCAGGTCTTGTTCGTCCCATAGACAAAGACGTTTCAAATATTTCAGAAAGAATTTACCGTTTATTGTTGAAAATAATTCTTTGCTGACAAGTTTTAGGTCTTCAACAACTTTCTTTTGTTTTTCTTCAGCTTCTTTTTGATTCTTCAGAATCTCATCAACTCTGCTGTTAGTTTGCATAAATTTCTGTACCTCTCTTTCTAATAAACATTTGAAGCAATGTTGCGTGCTTCAGTTGAACCTTTTTCTGCTGTTGCCATATTTTTAGCAACTTCAGACTGTTGAAGCATTGCTTGCTGTTCAGCTTGCTGTTGTTGTGCTTCTTCAAGTTTTTTGATTATGTCATCATAATCATATTTATTTTTAACAAGGTTATCGTTTACAAGATTAGAAACAGATTTAAGAAGTTCAAGTAAATCATAGGTATTGAGTGCATTAATAAGTTTAGGGTCTATCTGAAGCAATGCGTTCAAATACTGCAAGAATCTACCGATAGCTTCATAAACTTCAGCATTGCAAAGTTTTTCAAGTTCACCGTTGAATTTCAGCTTGTACCAAATTTTGTTATCTTTCATAGCTTCTTCAACGATTTGAGGAATAAAGTCACCTTCTTTGATTAATCTTTGTTTGTATGCAAGCTGTTCTTCAGTTTCTTCAGGTAGTTCTTGAATTTCTTCATATGTTTTACCGAATAAACCACATTCATTGATAATTGAAATTGCTCTATGACAAACAGGTTCAATTGTTTCAGATTTTTCTTGTGTAAGTAAACCGTTTATTGATTTACCCCTGATAGACATTCTGTAACTTGATTCTGTTGCAGTCATTTGTGTTTGATTATTGAAATCAAGCAGTTGGTCAATTTTGAATATGTTTACAATATCTTTCTTCAATTCAGGTATCAAGAAGTTTACAACTGCTGATATATCACCAACTTGTGAAATTGGGAATACAGGACTTTGACCGTTTGCTTGTGCTTGT